AGTATTACAAATGCTATCGAAAGTCGTTTTTTCATAGCATGAACGGGGCCTCGTCCGCCTTATCTGCCTCCCCGTGTTCCCTCCACCACGCCCGGTTATAGTCCACGATCTTGTTTAGCTGGTCCTGGTAGATCTGGGGCCAGATAACCGCGTTTTCGACCTGCACGTTGTATTCCGACAGCCGGGTGAGCACCCCAGCAACCAGCGCAGCCTGGAACTGGTAGGGAATTAGGGGAACGTCCGTGTCGTTTGCCAGACGATCCGGGTTGTATTCGTACCAGTACCGAAGATGGTAGTCGGCATCGGCCCCGGGAAACCAGATCAACTGGTTATATTCCGTCACCGTCCCCGCGGATTGAGACATCCCCCGGCGGTGCAAATACCGCTCCGGCCTCGTGGTGTTATCGTCGGTGTAGCGGTCGCTTGCCTCAAGGTCCATGATCCCGATGGGGAACATCTCCTCCTCATTGATCCACCGAGGGGGGCGCACAAGGCGCCTCATATTGGAGATTGACATCCCCCGATGATGGCAGGTTCCCCCGCTTGACCATGCGGTAAAAGCAGCCGAACTAATACTTGTTCCGTCCAGGTCCGTCACCTTAAACGATGCGGTGGATAGGTCCGTGCCGCTTACCACAAAAAACCGGTCATTTACCTGCGTTGTTCCGACAACCCCGTGGATCGAAATGATGTCCCCCGCGGCGTAGGTATTGGCCGCTGTGATTACCATCGGATTGGCAATCGAAATGCCGGTGATCGTGGCCGGATCCTTAGAGGAATAGCTGTCGTTAAACTTGCACAGCCAAAAGAGCGGGTGCAGGTCGTCACAGGAGAGGATTTCCTGCAAATAGACCATGTTCACCATGTCTTTTATCAGGTCGGCCTTAGCGCCGGTCGGCGTTTTTAGCGCCCGCTCGATCTGATCTACGATTTCGCTAAACTTGAGATAGTTTGCCACATTCTCACCCTAACCGGCTCCGTGAGATAAATCTCCCGCTCCGCAAGGGACATTATCACAAGCGCCAGCATTGCCGTTGTCGGTATGTGGAATGGATGGTTTCCAAGGGCGTTTACCGCCACGATGGCGAGGGCTGCCCCCACCATCCTACAAATAACGTCCGATTTTATCACAATGGCTATTTTCCACACAAACCATGCCAAAACCGGGAAAACCCCTATCAAGCCATACTGAAACCAGAGGGTCAGCCATTCGTTGTGCATCAAGTAGCTATGGCCCCAATGCGCCCCTGGGCCAAACCCAAAAAGCACAGTTACCGGGGAACCGAAGATACGTCCGAGATTATCAAGCCGCCACTCGAACCGGGCATTTTCTAACCATACGTTTGAATCCACGAGGGCGGCATAGAGGACGGCGCCGGCAATGGCCGGGAGCCTCCACCATCCCTTAAAATACACAAACGCCCCAACCGAAAGGGCGATTAGGGCGGTCGATGTCCTTGCCCACCAAAAAACAGGGACCATCAAGATTAGGCACCACTTCCACTTGCCCCGCATAAAAAACGGCGCTGAAAACGCAAGGTAGGCCGCGAGGTAATTAGGGTTCCCGAGACTGCCCGTAACCTCGTTCACCTTGAGCCCCTTGCCTACCGGAACCACCATCCCAATGAAGGCGTAGAATGGATCGAACCCGAAATGCTGGCAAATCCCAAGCGCGGCCTGGATTATTGCCGAAATGCAAATCAGGTTTAGAATTGTTCCGGTTTTTATGTCCATGCCATGAACATATGCAAAGATAGCCGCGGCCAGCCAAAAGCAGGTAGTGGCGCTAATAATCGGAACGCTTAGAGCTATGTACTCGCTCTGGTTCCTGTAGCTCATCATGCTTTGGACCAGGGCAACGACAACATAAATGGCGACGTAATAGATGAACCCCCTAAGTAGGGGGGCCTTGACCTTGGCCGCCGCGAAGACCAGGGCGGTTATGAAAAGGAAATACTCCTGCCCCTTGTATATCACGCCGAAACAGATATAGGCAAAGGGCAGGAGCAGGAATAGCAGGATAAAGGCCAATGAGCCTACCGCTGACGGACAAAGTAATAGTGAATGTAGCCCACAGGGTCCGTGTCCGAGTTGCTATTGGTGGTGTAGGTCAGGCTATAGGCGTTGCTTGCAACCACCGTATGCCCGTCCGGGTCCATAAGGGTTCCGTTGTCCATCAATGCGCCACTCGTGGTAAGGGTCAGGGTGGGGATCCCCGCCGATGCGAGGGAAACCCCGTCAAGAAGCCCGTCTGCATCTCCAGACGTTTGGCTCGATAGGAGCCCCACATCGACCGTGGCTGCCGCGACGGTATCGACAATCTCTGCCGTCACCCGGTAAATGTGGGTGTCGTAGTTAAAGTCGATCCCGGTATCTGTTTCCGCCGTTGTGTTATCGTTAAACCAAATCATGCCGTGGTGCATGACGTTTGGCCGCTCATCGATTACAATCTTATGGGTGTTGGCGTCGAAATCCTCGACAAAGGCCGTAAACCCGCCGGCGGTGTCCACAACAATAAGGTCAACCGCCACATCGTTGGTTTCGCCAGGGTCCACCCGGAAGGCCACCCGGTCATTGCAGACCGTGGAGCTTGCAAAGTCGCTGGTTGTAACCGGATTGGTCAGGCTGGTAAAGGCCTTGTCCGCGAAGACGTAAAGGGTTTCCTCCGTGTCCGTCCCCGCCTGGAGCACCTGGAAGGTGATTCCCGAGGTGATGGGGGTCAGCTTGGGATCCCCGATGTTGGTGTAATCCAGCTTGTAAACCGTGGCCCACATATCGCGCCACTCGGCACTTGCCGGCACCACGAGGGCGAGGGCAACGAGGACCGCCGCGAGGGTTGTAAAAAGCCGTTTCGCACTCATTTGTTGTTTCTCCTTTTTTCTTTTTTTTACCGTGAAGCCCCGATCTGACTGCCCGCCGAGTCCTCAACCATGAGGGTGAGATACCCGGTATAGACCGTCGATTCAAAGTCGGTCGCCGTTATGTTTCCGTCCCCATCCAGACCGGTTGTCGTTCCGTCATGGCAGAGGGCATAGATGGCCGCAAACCTGTCGTACAGGTCATTAATGTAATGGTAGTTATCCCCACTGGCCGCCGGCCCGAAATAGTAGGTCGTCCCTCGCCCGGAACTGACACCCCGGTTGTTCCGCCACGAGTGCCGACAAATGGCCGTAAATGCCGTCGCTTCGTAGTTGCTAAAGCCCAGGGTGTCCGTATCGAGCTGCTCGGCCAGTGTTTCGAGGGCTTCCCAGAAGTAGTAACCCGCCCAGACCCGCGCTTCCGGGGTGATCCCCGTGGGCGAAATAACAACGTGCGGCCCGATGGTGGTTGAATTGGGAGTAGCCCCAGAAGAAAACCGATTCCCCTTGCTGTCCGTCACGGACAGGTTGATTTTGTTGGTTATGACATTTGCCTCATAGGTATTCAAAGGGACGTCGCCGTCGTCGTCCAGCTTTGCACAAAGGGCCTGAAGCGCCCGGAAAGCCATACAGATAGCGTCAACCTCATCCCGCTGATCCATACGGTTGGGCTTGATATTCGCATGAACATTGCCCATCGTTTAATCCTCCACGGAGTCTGTAACACCCTCTCCGTCCTTCTCGAAACGCCTTGCCCGAAGCTCCCCGGCCAGCTTGTTGTTATGCACCTTGTCAAAAAGGCTCCGCAGCCGGTTTACCTGTCCGATGTCAAGCAGCCGGTAGTTGGTATCCTCCTCCACCCGCTTCAGCTTGTTATTGTAACGAAAAACAAGCTGCGCCCGGACATTGTGCGACGGAACCACCGCATAAAACAGGGATTTTCCGTCGGCAAGCATCATCGAGCGGTCGAAAACCACGTCAGTGTTCCTCCCCTCAACAAAATCCCGGATGCACCTGCTATGCCGCACCGGGTTCGGGGATGAGGGATCCACCGGTAGCCTGTAATCGGGAGACAGGGCGACGATGTGGGCCGATACGAAATCCTGGTTGTCGATCCGGACCTTCTGGAACGGATACCCAGCGAACTCGTCCTTGAACCTCACCGCCGTCTTGGGAACCGCCTTGAAATCGTCCGCCGTAAGGTTTCCGATATCCAGACGCCCTGCCCCAAGCCTGTTTTCTGCTTCCAAGTCTTTCTGCTTCGTTTCCTCAATCGGGTCGATTGCCATTTGTTTCCGTCTCCTTCCCATTTTGGAGCCCCCTTCTTTCTTTTTGGTGTCCATGAGGGGAAGGGGGGTGGGAGTTGCCCCCCTTCTCACGTTGAGAGATCACCTCGCGGCTATCCCCTCAAGATTTGCTGCTTAGTTGCTGGTCCGATAGGTCCGAACCGCAACCACCGCATTGTCGGCGCTGTTGAAAACCGCCTTGGTCACGCCATAGATCGCCCCCACGCAGAAGCCGACCTGATTGGCATAGTCGAACGTCTTTTCGTTCCAGGACCGCTTCGCAGAATAGGCGATAGCGCCAGCCTTGATGCCCATGAAAAGCGCGGTGGCCCCGGGGAGATTGCTTCCGCTTCCCCAGGTCGTCGCAAGGGCAACCCGGCTGTGGTAGTGCATCGCGCAGTCCATATGGACCCCCATGGACCGCTTGAAAATCAAATTGTCCGGCCCCCTCTGGAGCGCCTCCCGCTGCGCCTGGGAGAAAGCCGCATCCCTTGCCCGAACGTCATACATCTGGTCCGGGGCCATAACGATCACGAAGGCCCCCTTGCCGCTGACGTTCTTGCCCTCGATCACCGGATTGGCCTTTGCGGCATAGGTCACGCACTTGCTCACCAGATCCAGCGTCATGTAGTCGCCAGCCTCGATGTCTGTGGTAGCGGTAGCGTCCCCGCCATAGACCACCTTGGTGGGAGAAGCGGCCAGGGCCGTGAAAATGGCCTGATCGATGTTGGCCGCTAGCCACCGATCCAGAAGAACCTGAGCCCAAGCCCGAAGGCCGCCCTTCTGGGAGGCCCTCTGCTCGGTCAGCTTGCCGTCCGTCCGAACCGCATTCCGGACCTGATCCAGCGTGATGGCGTCGTCATAGATGCTCGGAGCTTCCTCCGAGGTCTCCATGGCGCTGTCACCGGTCACGCCGGCTCCGGTCAGTTCCATCACCTCACCGAAATAGATCACGTCGCCCTGATCCTTCTCCAGATCGGGCATTTCCACGATGAAGTTGTCCATTCCCTCTCCGACAAAACCGTTGTCATAGAAAAAAGACATGGTTTTGCCTTCGACCCACCACTTCTTGCCCCACGCCTTTCGGGTCAGGGCGTCGCCAGTTGCGAAAGTCCAGTTAGCCATTGCTATTTACCTCCAAATTTTGGAGGAACCACCCTAAGTTGCATACGGAAGGTCGGGAAACCGCTTTCGGAAGGAGGGTGAAGCCTCCTTCAAAAACTGCCTGTATTCCGCGTCAGGCATTTTTTCCAATCGCCGCATAATCTGGTCTTCGGTCATGCCCTCAAGCGCCGAAAAGCCCGTCTTCCCTCCCCGGTCATCCGTACCGGTTGAAAGCTGAGATACCCCGCCCTTCGCAATGTCCTCGACAACCCGACGCGCCGCAGCCCCACGGGCCTTGGAAATGAGGTTGTCTTTGTTCATCAAGAAATAGGCGTCTTCGACCCTTCCACCGCCCCTGCCGGTCTCGGTCATCCAGTCAAGAACCTGCCCGACAATGCCCTTGACCTGAGCCCTTTCCTCGCCGGTCAATTTATCGTTGGCCTTGCCGAACATCTCCTTACTTAGACTAACCTCGAAATCCGCCAACTCCCGCTGGCTCTGCTCGATTGCCGATTGCCGCTTCGTCTGCTCCGCCGCTTGGTTCTGCTTAAAAGCGTCGTACATATCGAGCCCGGCGACGACATCGGCTTCGAGCACTTCTGCGAGGGTTCGCCCCGCATACGGCCCGCCAACCACTCTCAGTTTGGCCGCCTCCGATAGCGGGATGTGCTTCGGGGTCTCTCTGGTCTCAGCCTTCTGGAACTCCTCCGGATACCGTTTCCTGTATTCCTCGGGGTTATTCCTCAGAAGTTCAAGTTTTTCCTCAAAGGTTTTCATCTTCCCATAGACCTTGTTGAAACGATCTACGGGAACCGGCTTTACAGCCTGTCCATCGTCCGCATCCTCGGCTTTAGCCGCTCCTTCGGGGGTCTTCCCTGCATCCCCTTCGGGCTTCTCGGGTTCTCCGGTCCCTTCCTCTTTTGGCTGGTCGCCTTCCCCTTCGCCAGCCGGCGGTTCCTCCGGACCCTCTCCCAGGGCCTTTAGTTCCTCTGGCGTGTACGGTGAGTCTCCCATTTTCCTCAATCTCCTTCCATGACATTAGGCGGTCAAGCGCCGGTTAATACTACTTGCTTTTACCCTTGCCTTTGCCCTTCCGGGTTCCCTTCCCTTTGGGCTTGCTGCCGCATGGCATATCGTCACCCCCCTTATTTCATACCTTTCATCATACCGGCTTCCATCATCGCCCTTTCGCGCTCCTTCATCCGCTGGGCGACCTTATCCTTGTTGGGGTCGTCAACGTACTCAAGCGCGGCCTCGGCGTCGTAAATGCCGGCCTTAACAAACTCGGCTGCCATCATGCTCTTGGCTATCCGGTTGGTGGGCATGGAGCTTCCAGCCGTCACCCGAACGTCGATGTCAAGGAGGCTATACCCCGGCTGAGCGTCCGGATCCGATGGACGAATGCGCTCAAGCGCATCCTTCCACCGGGTCTCAATTTCGTCTGTCGCCTGGATCAACTCCTCCTCCTTGCCCTTGAAATCCTCCGGCCTAAGATTGCCCTCCGGGGTCCACGCCTTCACCTCGTCAGGCTCTATCAGCCGTTCCCACATATATCGGGGCCAGTGCTTCAGGGCGAGGCTGATGTTGACCTTTCCGATGGCGACTATGGCCTGCTCCACCTTCCGGAGAAAGGGCTTGCTCATCATGCCGCCCATGTCCTGAAGGGCAAGCACCATCCGGCCCGAAGGATCCCCCGCGGGCATTTTTCCCCTCATGACATCGTGCATATCGTATTGATCGTCGATGTCCTTATCCGCAACGGCCTCCAGGTCATAGAATCGGGCAATGTCCATACTCCCGGGGGAGAGCCGGGACGGAGGGGCCGGGGCGTTCTTTGACACCATAACCCGGCTGCCGGGAGTTCCCGGGGTTCCCGTCCACTTGGTAGTGCCTTCGTATTCTATAATGGGGGCGTTAATGTTCTGGGAAGCCGATAGGATAAACTGCGCCCGGCGCTTGTTTTTTTCCCGATTAACCGGAAGGGCCTTGTCGGTGGGGCAGGTTCCATACCCATCCCATTTCCGGTCGTGAACCATCGGCACCCACTTCATGATTGGCAGGCCGTCACTGTCTTCGCCGGAGGGGTTCTCCTTGTCCTTCCCGATCTGTTTCTTTCCGACGACTATCCGCTGCACCCGGACCTTGACCTTCTTGATTTCAATCTCGTCTATCTGGGCATCGGCGCCCAACTCCTCTTGTGCCGATCTGCGGATAGCCTCCTTGTCCTTGCCGTCCACGGCATATTTCTTTACCCGAGGGTCGTTGCTCCCGGGCAAGCGGTAAACCACCACCGCCCGGTCAGAGGTTTTCTGAAGCCACGCCTCGATTTCCCACACATCCTCGTCCTCGGCGTCGCTGTTGCTCCCGCCCTCGGTTTCGGCAACCCCCTCGGCATAGTTATCGCCAGAGGTCAGGCCGGCTTGGGTTTTCTTTCCCTCCTCGTCGCTGACCCCCTCAAAGGTTAGATCCTCGTCGGTGATGCCCTCATAATTTTCCTTGATGTAGGCCGGGCTCCTGAGCCTCGCCCGAATAAGGTGGGTGTCCGAGAAGTCGCGCTTTTTCCGCTTCTCGCTCCAGAACATCTCCGTGGGGTCGATAGCATCAAACTCGATCCGACCAAACATCCCAACGGTGTCGTTGTAGTTCCCCTCAACGAATGCAATGGAGCCTACCTTACAATCCTCGACAAACTCATAAATTACATCGTTACCGCTATTCTTGGCCCAAATCAGGTCATGCGCCCGCTTGAGCAGTTCCGCATCGTACAGGTCGCCGCTCCCTACCGGATGGAACTTGCACTCTGGCTTCTGGTCGGTAACAATAGCCGAGGATCCCTGCACCCCTTTGTTACATTTGTTGATGACCAAGGGGACCATGCCGGCCTTTTTAAGCTCGGCCTCCTCGTCGTCATCCCACATCTTGTTGTCGCCAATGGCCTCCCGGTTCTCCCGGACCTTTTCGAGCCAACGACGCCGAGCGGAAGAATCCCGATACAACTTCAGGTATTCATAGACCTCGACGACCTCCTTGGAGGCGTTCTTGTCGGCCTTGATCTTGTCCAAGGGGATTATTTCCACGGCCCGGGCCTCCCAGGGGTCACAATGTCAGGATTTCGCTCAATCAGCATGACCGGCATAAACTCCTGCTCGACCTTAACCATGTCCCTGTATTCCC